AAAGTAAAATCAAGCGTAACCATTAAAGACCAAGGTACTGTTAATTACTCTGATCTTAAAAAGATTCCTAACGGATCTGCACCACAACCTAAGGGTTACGGTGGCGGTGAATCAAGAGGAACAGGTGCTGCTCTTAGAGGTAAGAAGTTTAAAGGAATTTGCTGATGGGTTTATTTAGCAAAATACTTGGGAAACAAAGACAAGGCATACCTGGCAGAGATGCAGGTGCTACTCAAGCTAGACCTACGCAACAACAACAAGCACCTAGACCTACCTTAATTCAAGGCGGCCCTGCTTATTTTACTCCCGAAGGTTACAGACCTCCAATGCAACCGCAACAAGCTTTCATGCCTACAGATACTATGGGCGATCCTATTGGAGATATGTTTAGAAGACAGTTGCCTCCAGTTCGTGGGCCTAGCCTACCAAAAATGCCACCTCAAAAAGATCCTAGGGATGACCAAATATTTGTTCCGCCTCCAATAGATAGAGATAGAGAACCTATGCCTGTTGGTGGCCCTGTTAGGCCTATAGATATGCCTATGCCAATGCCTAATCCTGATGGTACTTATGGTGATCCTAACCAACTAATAACAGGAGGCCCTGCACCTATTCCACCAGGAATGGGCGGTGGCTTTGGTTCAATATTTGATAATTTAAGAGAGTTTATGGAAAACAATCCTGATAGAGTAAACAAAGGCGGAGGAATGTTGGGCAAGACTGATCCTAATGAGGGAACTATTCCAATAGGATTTGGTAGCTACGGCCCAGGTGGATTCCCTGATGTTGGATTCCCTGATGTTGGTGGTGATTTAGGCCGTGGACTTCCAATGCCACCTATGGCACCACCTATGATGCCTCCATCATTTGAAAGAATAGAAGAAGATCCAAGAATGCCATTGGAAGAACCAATAGCTATGCCAAGGAATCCAGAGATGGTAGCAGATATTCAAAGAAGAATGGCTCCACCTGCTCAACCAGTTACAGAGCCAATGCCTTTTTTACAAGAGCCAGAAGCTCCAAGAACAGGCGGAATACCATCAAACAATGACAGAAATATTAATGACCCTAGAGGGCCAATAAACACAGTATTACCTGAGCCACCAATGGACATAGCTCCGCCAATGGCTCCACCTAGAAGATCAATAGCACCTCCTTCATTTGAACGTGAGCCTAGAGAAGTACCTAGAGAAGTACCTAGAGAAGCACCTATACAAGCACCTTTACCACCTGCTCAGATAGAGCAAATAAAACAAGTGCTACCTCAGTTACCTCAAGAGCAGCTAATGGAAATACTTCCTCAGCTACCTCCTGAAGCAATACAAGAACTACCTGAAGAGTTGATAAGAAAGATTATGCCTATGATGCCAGAGCCTATGATGCCAGAGCCTATGATGCCAAGAATGCAAATGCCTGGGCCAATAGCAACACCAACTCCAAGATCAAAAAGACCAAGTTTACCTATGATGCCTATGATGGGAGGAAGGGGTAGACTTTAATAGTTTTAATTAGGAGAGAGCTAATTGGACGGAATAAGACTAGCAGAGTATTTTTTTAAGACTTTGCGAGATAGAGAAAAAAACACTGTTGACATTATTGCTAGTGGCAATATAAAATCAATGGAAGATTACAAATATCTTATGGGAGAGTTATCAGCGATTCGCTCCCTACAACAAGATTTAAGAGAAACGCTGCAAATGGATGATAACGATGGTTGATACAGTCGCACAAAAAACAAAATTTGAACAACACAAAGAAGATGTTGCAAAACAAAAAGTTGAAGAAAACTCAGAACTAGACAAAGCTTTTATAAAATCAGACGAAAGGGTATTAGATCCTAAACTACTAGACAAATCACTACTTGACAGAATGCCTAATCCTGCGGGATGGCGTATGCTCGTATTACCATACAGAGGTAAAGGGCAAACAGAAGGCGGTATTCAATTAGTAAAAGAAACTGTAGATAGAGAAGCTCTATCAACTGTTATCTGTTACGTTTTAAAAGTAGGCCCTTTAGCTTATAAAGATAATAAATTTGGTGAGTCAGATAAAAGATCTCCTTGGTGTAAGAAAGGTGATTGGATTTTGATTGGCAGATATGCGGGAACTCGTTTTAGATTAGAAGACGATAACGAAGTTCGCATTATTAATGATGATGAAGTGATTGCGACAATCCTTGATCCAGACGATATTAAATCTTTATAGGAGTAAAGAATGAGCGAAGAAGCACAAAACATAGACGTAGAAATTACAGAAGAAAAAATAGAAAAAGCAGCACTTCCAGAAAATAGAAGAGTAGAGGAAGTAGTACAAGATAGTGCTGTTGAGATTGAAATAGAAAAAGATGTATCTCCAGTATCTGAAGACGAAGTTAAAGAAGACTTTGAAGTTTCACCTAGGGTGGAAGAAAAAGCAAAGGATCAGTCAGAAGTAGAAAAGAGAGCTACTCTTGCACAAAATAGAATTAACAAAGCTGTAGCACAAGCCAAGGAGTTCCAAAGAAGGGAGCTGATGGCTATTCAATATGCTAATGATCTTAAAGATCAGAATCAAAAGTTAAGACAATCTCAGAAAACTTTTCAATCTAGTTATGGTGATGAGTTTGGTAACAGGGTTGAATCTCAACTTAGCTTATCAAAACAAGCATTAAGACAAGCAACTGAAGCTGGAGACTCTGAAGCTATAGCAACAGCAACCGAAGCTTTAAGCATGGCAACTTCTGATAAATCTAGGCATGAACAATATTTAATTCAACAAAAACAATATGAGGCTCAAGAGCAAGCTTACGAGCAACAAGTTCAACAGCAACAAGAATATCAACAAGCTCAACCTGTTCAAGAAGAATATAATGAGCCATCAGACAAAGCTCGTACTTGGGCAAATAAGAATACTTGGTTTGGAAAAGATCAAGTTGCAACGAGTGTTGCCTTTGCAGTTCACAAACAGCTAGAGAATGAAGGCTTTGACACTGAGTCAGATGAGTATTACACTGAGATAAACAAGCGAGTGCAACAAGAGTTGCCTCAAAGATTTAACGTGGAGGCAGACAAGAAACCCGTCCAGCAAGTCGCCTCAGCTACACGCAACACATCGACAGGACGCAAACAAAATCGTATCGAATTGACACCGAGCGAACAGCAACTAGCTAAGAAGCTTGGGGTGTCATTTAAAGATTACGCAATACAAAAAGCGAGGTTACAAAAATCATGAGCAAAGAAATAGATAACAAAACTGAAGATAACAGATCTACTAGAAACTCTGAGACTAGAGAGACAAAATCCAGACCTAAAGTTTGGAAGATGCCTTCAGCGTTAGAATTACCTGAGGAAGCTGTAAGTTTAGCTGAATCACAAGGTATTACTTATCGTTGGATCAGAGAGTCTGTACTAGGCCAAGATGACAAAACGAATGTCTCAAAAAGATTTCGTGAAGGATTCGAGGTTGTTAGACCAGATGAGTTACCTGGTTTTCATGACTTACCTACGGTCGATGATGGTCGTCACGCAGGAGTAATTGGAGTGGGTGGGTTGATACTGTGCAAAATAGATAAAGAAATCGCAGATCAAAGAAATAGCTTCTTTGAACAACAAACTCAGAACCAAATGTCTGCTGTAGAAAATGACCTAATGCGTGAAGAGAATCCAGCGATGCCGATCTCAAGAGAGATTAAATCAAAGGTGACTTTTGGTGGAGGAAACAGGGGATAACCTTGGGAACTCTTAAATAATTTTATAAAAATAGGAATATAAAAATGGCAAATCAAGATGCTCCATTTGGATTAAAGCCTGTAAGAATGATGGGTGGCTCACCCTACACAGGCGGACAAAGTCGTTATAGAATTGCTAACAATTATGGTACCAGTATCTTTCAAGGAGATATGGTAATGCAGGTTACTGGAGGCGGTGTAGAAATACATGCTGACGGTGGTACTGTACCGATTGTTGGTGTTTTTAACGGATGTACTTATACAGATCCAACAACTAATGAGCCAACATTTAGTAATTTTTATCCTGCTAGCACCGCTGCTGCAGATATAATTGCTTTTATAATAGACGATTCTAATGTCGTCTTTGAAATCCAAGCTGATGACACTTTCCCAGTGGCTGACTTACTTGGTAACTTTGACATTGTCTACACAACTGCAGGAAGTACCGTAACAGGTATATCTGGGTCAGAGTTAGATGTCACAACAGGTGCTACAACAGCTGGTTTACCGCTTAAAGCGATTGATATTTCAGGCGATCCTGAAAATTCAGACGTTGCAACGGCTAATACCAATGTTCTATGCGTAATTCAAAATCATATCATGGGCCAAAAAGGCGCAGGATTAGCATAATAGGAGTATGACTAATGGCTATAAGTAGATCGCAATTAGCGAAAGAATTAGAACCAGGATTAAACGCCTTGTTCGGAATGGAATATGCTAGGTATGAATCACAACATGCAGAAATATTTGAGACAGAATCCTCAGATAGAGCATTTGAAGAAGAAACCATGATCGTTGGTTTCGGTAACGCGAAGACTAAAACTGAAGGACAAGGGGTCGCTTATGACTCTGCATCTGAAGGCTTTACTTCTAGGTATTCACATGAAACCATCGCGTTAGCATTTGCACTAACTGAAGAAGCAATCGAAGACAATCTGTATGACAGACTGGGAGCTAGATATACAAAAGCTCTAGCAAGATCTATGGCACATACGAAGCAAGTAAAAGCTGCTTCTGTGCTTAACAACGCATTCTCATCAAGCTTTACAGGCGGCGATGGTGTTGCACTAGTAAGTACAGCTCACCCATTATCAGGTGGCGGTACTTTTAGTAATAGACCTAGCACTTATTCAGACTTGAATGAGACTTCATTAGAAGATGCTCTTATCTCTGTTTCAACTTTTGTTGATGACAGAAATATGGTTATTGCTTTACAAGGTAAGAAGTTAGTAGTACCACCACAATTACAATTTGTGGTTGATAGACTACTTCAAACTCCTGGTAGAGTAAGTACATCTGACAATGACATCAACTCTATTAAGAATATGGGCATGGTATCCGAAGGGTACACTGTTAATAACTTCTTAACAGATAATGATGCGTGGTTCTTGATGACAGACTGTCCTGATGGATTTAAACACTTCGAGAGATCAGCTCTTTCAACTTCTATGGAAGGTGACTTTGATACTGGCAACGTCAGATTCAAAGCTAGAGAAAGATACTCATTTGGGTTCTCAAATCCAAGAGCAGTGTTTGCATCACAAGGTGCATAATCTTAATTGATTATTTAAAGGGAGCTTCGGCTCCCTTTTTTTTTAGATCAAACTAATATACAATCAAAGGACTAGGATTATTAACTTGTTCTATCGACTGACCTAGCAGACAAGCCGAGACAATAGAACTTATTTCCGTAGGAGGAAATTATGGCAAATTCGACATTTAGTGGGCCAGTCAGGTCTGAAAATGGTTTTAAGGTAATCTCAGTAAACAGCACTACAGGTGCAGAAACAGATGTCGTAGACATCGCATCAACTGGTATTGTTACTAATAAATTTGTAAAACATGTAGGTTTTGTATCTGGTGTAACAGTAAATAGTACAGCAGGTGATTCACCAACTATAGGTACATTCGTACAACCAGCAAACACAATCATTACAGATATTAAAATATTTTGTGATGTTGCTCCTGTTATTGGAGAAGGTGATATTGGTTACGAGGTTGGTACATCTTCTTCTGGAGCACAAATTGTTGCGACTCAGGCAGACGAAATCTTAGATGCTGGTACAACAGTTGTTGTACACAACGTAACTATTACTGCTTTAGTTCTACAAACTCAAGATGGAACAACAGCTCCAGCTTCTGTTCAATATACAGACACAGCAAGAAATATTTTCTGTAACATTACTAATACAGTAGATGCTACAACCGCAGGTTCGTTTACGTTCATTATTGAATATACGCAAATAGCGTAAGGGGTAAATTATGGCAGGATATTCAGACGTAAAGGCAGTTACTATAACTGCCGATACACAAGCATTAGATGCTGATGGAATATCAGCAGCAGCATCAGTTGGAAATAACGCAGCACTTACTATAGGTGGTGCGTTAGCTTCAGGTGGTTCTTGTACTTTTGATGCTGGTAGAATTGTAACGATCCTTTCTGCTGGTAATGATGCAGCTAAATCATTTACTGTAGTAGGTACTGATGTTAATGGAGACTCTCAAACAGAATCCATTACAGGTACTAAATTCTTTTTAACTATTGCCTCAATAACAGCTGTTGGTAATCCAGCAGGTAACGTATCAGCAGGAGTTAACGCTTCAGCGGCAAATGTTATATTTGCAGGAAGATCAAGACTTAAAGGTATTTACCTAACAAGTACAGCTACAGCAGGCACTGTTGATTTCTTAACTACTTCTCCTAGCGGAACAAGTCTTATGGGATTAAGCTCTGTTGGTGATGCAGATGCAACAAGAGATGTAGTAATACCAAATGAGGGTGTTTTATTTACTGATGGTATTTTTGTTGAATACACTGTATCAACATTTTTAACCATGACAGTATTTCATGCCTAACAATGGCTAGTAGGCAAAAACCTATTAGAAGAACTACTAAGGGTAAATCAGCTAATTACCGCTCTACCAAAAGTGGAGCGGGTATGACAAAAAAAGGTGTAGCTGCCCATAGAAGAAAGAACCCAGGCAGTAAATTAAAAACAGCAGTTACTGGATCAGTTAAAAAAGGTAGTAAGGCTGCTAAAAGAAGAAAGGCGTATTGTGCAAGATCAGCAGGGCAAATGAAGAAGTTTCCTAAAGCAGCTAAAAATCCTAACTCAAGATTGCGTCAAGCACGCAAAAGGTGGAAATGTTAAATGGCTAAAGCAAAAAGCGGTGGTAAAATTTGTCCTTCTGGTAAGGCTTGGGCAAAAAGAACTTTTGATACATATCCTTCAGCCTATGCAAATATGGCTGCATCTAAGTATTGCAAAGATCCTAACTATGCTAAAAAATCTAAAGCAAAGAAAATGAAAAATGGTGGGCTTGTTGGCATAAAAGGACAAGGCATTGTAATGAAAGAAAGACTTAGATAATGGGCCAGCTAAAAGAATGGCGTGATCAAAAGTGGGTTCGTATAGGAGCAGATGGTTCTATTTTGGGAGAATGTGGAACGAGTCCAGATAAAAAAAACCCTGATCGTTGTCTGCCAAAAGCAAAAGCACAAAGTCTTTCTAAAAAAGAAAGATCAACCACAGCTAAGAAAAAGAAAACAGCAGGAAGCAAAGGTGAAACTGTTGTTGCTAATACAAAGAAAGCAAAAGTATCTTTTAAAAATGGTGGAGAGGTTAGAAAAATTGCAAAAGGTTGTGGTAAGGTAATGAACAATAGAAGAAAAAAAACTAAATATTCATAGGAGTGAATTATGTTTAAAAGAACTAAAGGCTATTCTAAAGGTGGAGTGTCTAAGGGTACTAAGTACATGTCCAAGGGTGGTTCTGCATCTAAAGGCACTAAGTACATGTCTAAAGGAGGTGCAGCATCTAAGGGTACTAAATATATGTCCAAAGGTGGTGCTATGAAAGGTACTAAATACATGGCAAAAGGTGGAGCTATGAAAGGTACTAAGTACATGTCTAAAGGCGGAAAAGTATAATAAATTTTTTACAAAAACAAAGGAGAGAGTGTTTTGTCATATTTAATTTCAAACATCCCGCAGTTTAAATGCTGGGTGAGAAAAGAGTTTACAGCTAACCATAGTAATTATCACGGAGAGTATTTACATGCTCTTGTTATAGCAGTTAATACTATTCCAGATAGATCCTTATCGTTTCAAGTAGTCTTTACAGGCTGCGAAATAGATGATGAGGAAGATGCACCCAATGTTCATGGCGGTGCTATGTGGGCAAGAATGCCTATTCAAGCTTTAGTTGCAGATATACCATTACAAGAATGGCCTTCTCCTATGGAAGATCATTTGGCTCAACCGTGGGATTGTCTTAGTCATGATCATTCTGTTGTAGTTTTAGATAGAGTTAGTTCATCTCCTTGGGTATGTAAAATAGGTGGAGAGTTCTATACAGGAAAGTATTTGTTTACAGTAGATTATACAGAAAATTCAATAGCTGATGATTCTGCTCAACATAAGCAATCACATGTGTTATATTTAACAGACGCTGGTGAGTATACTGGTAACTTTGTAGCTTTACCTAATAACAGAGTGAGAGCTACAAACCCTGCTTTATGGCGTGTTGGAGAAGGAGCACCAGACTTTATGCCTTCTCAATGGACGCATTCAGCAGAACAACATGAGAGCTATATGGATCCGAACATAACATTTGATAATCTATACGCTCCAGAGGAAGATTAATATGACAGAATTAAGCGTAACAGCAAAAAGAAAATTAATTAAAGAGCTAAAGGGTGCTTCTAAATTGCACGCAAAACAAGCTAAACAAATAGAAAAGTCTTTAAAAAAAACTAAGAAGAAATAATGACAACATCAAGTAGTACAAACTTTGAGCCAGATGTAACTGAGTTTATAGAGGAAGCCTTTGAGAGATGCGGCCTAGAGCTTAGAACTGGTTACGATCTAAAAACAGCAAAAAGATCTATTAATCTTATGTTAGCTGAATGGGCTAACCGTGGTCTTAATCAATGGACTATAGAACAAACAACTCAAACAGTTACCAAAGGCACCAATCAATATACTTTAAACTCTAATGTTATTGATATATTAGACTGTTCTATAAGAAGAAATACTGATGGTGCTAATCTTGATCTACAAATGTCTAAGATTAGCAGAAGTGAATATTTAAACATTCCAACTAAATCTACTGAAGCTAGACCTACTCAGTTCTTTCTTGATAAACAAGTAAGTCCTGTTTTAAATATATGGCCTACGCCAGAGAATAGTACAGACGTATTAGTCTTTAATAAATTAGTGAGGATGGATGATGCTGATACCGCCACAAATACAATGGATATGCCTTTTAGGTTTTTTCCTTGTTTCGCTGCTGGTCTTGCTTATTACATAGCTATTAAGAAAGCACCAGAAAGAGTTACTATGTTAAAGCAAATGTACGAAGATGAATTTGAAAGAGCTTTGTCTCAAGACGAGGATAGTTCTTCATTTAGAATTGCACCATACTTAAGACACGGATACTAGAATGGCTTATGCAGCTGGTAAATTTGCAAGAGCTCTTTGCGATAGATGTGGATTTGAATATAAGCTGTCACAACTAAGAGAAGAATGGAATGGATTAAAAACATGTAGAGATTGTTTTGAGCCTAAACATCCACAGCTTGAGCCATTACCACATGTATCAGATGCAGAAGCTTTATACAAACCTAGACCTAGTAATGATTTAGAATTAGGACAAGGAGCAGTTTATACTAATGATGGTGATTCTAATTCTTCAATGACAGCTGATCCTGTAGGATCTATAATTTTAGGATATGAAATGACAGTTTCTCTTGGCGAGGTTACAATAACAGTATGACATTATCAGAGTTAAAAACATTAATACAAAACTATGTTCAAAACGAAGAGACTACTTTTGTAGCTACTCTTGATGACATGATCAAGAATACAGAAGAAAGATTATTTGAACTGGTACAGTTTGATTTGTTTAGAAAAAATGTAACAGGTGATTTAACAACTGGAACCACTTATCTAACAGCTCCTTCGGATTTTCATTTAAGCTTTTCATTAGCAGTTATAGATGCTAGTGGTGATTATCATTACCTAGATAAAAAACATACAACCTTTATGAGAGAGTACACTCCTGATCCTACAGATACATCATTAAGAGGATTGCCAAAATATTACGCAGATTTTGATAAAGAACTTTCTAGTAGCACAGACAATGGGTCTACGTTAATAGTAGCTCCTGTTCCAGATGCAAATTATTCAGTAGAGTTACACTATTTATACAAACCAAATAGTTTAGTCAATCAAACAACAGGAACATGGCTATCAAAGAATGCTAGAAACGCATTGTTATATGGTTGCCTGTATGAAGCATATACTTTTATGAAGGGTGATACTGATCTTTTAGCTTTGTATGAAAATAGATTTCAACAAGAAACTGCAAGGTTAAAAAACAAAGCGGAGGCAAGAGGAAGAAAAGACGAATATCGTTACGATTCTATTAGAAACGTCACCACTTAAGGAGAGAGAAGATGGAGAGAGTAGAAAGCCTAGAAGGTAAAACTATAGCTATTGTCGGTCTAGGCAAAAGTTGGTTTGAATATTGTTTAGCAAAATCACATGGAGCTCACTTTGATGAAGTGTGGGCTACAAATGCTGTAGCAGATGTAATATTTCACGACAGAGTATTTATGATGGATCCTGCAAGTAGATTCTTTGATACTGATAATGCAGGAGGTCAAACCGATAGCATGATAAGAGTATTAGAAAAACACAAAGGGCCTATATATACTTGTGAGTTAGATGATCGTGCACCAGGATTAGTAGAGTATCCAATACATGAAGTGTTAAAAGATACTGATTGTTATTACCTAAACAACACAGTTGCATACGCAGTAGCTTTTGCTTTGTGGAATAAAGTTGGCACTATTAAAATGTTTGGTATTGATTTTACTTATAAAGGTAATCTACATTTTGCTGAATCAGGTAGAGCATGTGTAGAGTTTTGGCTAGGTAAGTGTATGAATGCTGGCATTCAAGTTGAGGTAGCATCTTCTAGTGGATTACTAGATACATGCATACCTATTCATGAAAAGCTGTATGGGTATCATCGTTTAGAAGATCCTTTAGTTGTATCGGTAGATCAAGGCGGATCTCTTTATGCTACTAAAAAAAGTAATATAAACAAAATTAGAAACGAAAACAGTTATAAATTAGCAGATAGATATGACTCACATTTATCAGAACCACAAGATCCAAAAAAATGGTAGATAAGATTACACCCGAAGGAATGCCAGAATTAGGACTGGTAGAAATTGCTACAACCAATTACGGTGGGCATCCTCCAGAGTTTTGGGCAAAGCAATTAACAGAAAAAATAGTAGGTGTTTCAGACGATAATGAAAGACATATACAAGATCAAGCTAGAGCCTATAAAGATTTAATTTACCAAGTATGTTTGATATATATTAAAAATGCTTTAAAATCTTATAAGGCTACCTTAATACAAGATTTATCTAAAGGAGGTAGTGAAGATTTGGCAAAAATAATTAAAGGTATTTAATATGGCAATAACATCAACATTAACAACCAGCTTTAAAAAAGAACTTTTAGAAGCTAAACATAATTTTTTAGCATCAGGAGGCAACTCTTTTAAACTGGCTTTGTATACAAGTTCAGCTACATTGGGTGCGGCAACAACTGCTTTTACTACAACTGGTCAAGCTAGTGGAACTAACTATACATCTGGTGGGGCCGCATTAACTAATGTAAATCCTACATCTAGTGGAACTACAGGCTTTACTGATTTTGCTGATTTAACTTTTGGTACTGCTACGATTACTGCAAGAGGTTGCATGATCTATAATGATACAAACGCTGACAGATCAGTAGCAACTATAGACTTTGGTGGAGATAAAACTTCTACCTCAGGCGATTTTACTATCGTGTTTCCAGCAGCAGCAGCAAGTACGGCGATTATAAGAATAGCGTAAAATGGCTCAACTACTAAGTGGTTGGGGTCGAGCTGGTTGGGGTGAGCTTGCATTTGGCGAAGGAACTATACCAGTAAATGTAACTGCTCCAGGAGCAGGAACTACAGGAGCACCCGTTGCAGGTGTTAATGCACAAGCAATAGCTTCAGTCCCAGGTATATCAGCATCAGTAGGATCTTTATCAGTTCTTGTAGATGGAGAAGCAAATGTAAATCCATCAGGACAAGTAGGAACCAGTGCATTAGGCACTGCATCATTAATAACAAATAATAATTTATCAGTTACTTTAAATGCTTCTGTTAGTGCATTAGGATCTGTTAGCACAGATTGTAAATCTAATGTTACACTTGTAGGACAAGAATTAACTAGCTCTTTAGGAGTAGTTTTAGTTTGGTCACGTATTGATGAAAATCAAACTCCAAACTATACTAGTGTTACAGGCACACAAACTCCAAGCTGGGTTGAAGTAGCTTAATAAGAGGAATATAAAATGGCATCAACATACGTAAATGATTTAAGACTTGAGGAAATGGCAACTGGTGATCAGTCAGGATCATGGGGAACTACAACAAATACCAACCTTGAACTTATAGCAGAGGCCTTGGGTTATGGAACAGAAGGCATAACTACCAATGCAGACACTCACACTACTACAGTAGCAGATGGAGCGACTGATCCTGGTAGATCAATGTATATTGAATATACAGGAACACTAGACTCAGCCTGTACTATTACCATTGCACCAAACACAGTTAATAGAATGCACTTTATTGAAAACGGTACAAGTGGTTCGCAAAACATAATTATCAAACAAGGATCTGGAGCAACAATCACTATACCTCCAGGAGATGTAAAAGCAGTTTACCTAGACGGAGCAGGAAGTGGTGCTAAAGTGGTTGACGCTTTTGCTAGTCTTAATGTTGTAGATTTAAAAGTACAAGATGATCTTACAGTAACAGATGATGTTGCTATAGGCGGACTAGCCACAGTTGGTGGCACATTAGGTGTAACAGGTATAGTTACATTAACTGATGATCTTATTATTGGTGACGGTAAGACAATAGGATCTGCCTCAGACGTAGATGCTATGACTATTGCTTCTAATGGCCAAATAACATTAACACAAACTTTGATCGGAACAGCCTTAGACATCTCAGGTAATATAGATATTGACGGAACTACTAACCTAGATGTAGTAGATATAGACGGTGCAGTTGATATGGCTTCTACACTACAAGTTGATGGAGCTATTACAGGTTCAAGCACAATCAATGGCGTAGGTATTAAAGCTGATATTACTAACTTCACTAACGGTATTTTAATTAGTCAAAATGCAAATACAGGTACTCTAAATGCTGCTAATAATAATACAGGTCTTGGTGATACCGTATTTGCTGCATTAACAACTGGTGATTCAAACGTAGGTGTTGGAAGAAATGCTTTGACTGCAGTAACCACTGGCAGTACTAATACTGGATTAGGTAAAGATTCTTTAGAATCAACAACAACTGGTTCTAGTAATACAGGAGTAGGTGCAGGTGCATTAGAATCAAACACAACAGCTGATAATAACACTGCAGTAGGTAATAATTCTTTACAACAAAACACTACAGGAGCTAGTAATGTAGCTATGGGTGCTACAGCTCTAGACGCTAATACTACAGGTGCTCAAAATGTAGCAGTTGGTAAAGGCTCATTAACAGCAAATACAACAGCATCTAACAATGTATCCATAGGTAATAACGCTATGGAAACAAACACCACGGGTGCTAATAATGTAGCTGTGGGTGGAAATGCAATGAACGTAAACACTACGGGTGCTCAAAACGTAGCAGTTGGTCAAACAGCTTTAGATGCTAATACCACAGCTAGTAACAACACCGCAGTAGGTTATGCTTCATTAACAGCAAACACCACAGGTGCAAGTAATACAGCAGTTGGTGCTACAGCTCTAGATGCTAATACCACAGGTGCTAGTAATACTTCTATAGGCTTTGAATCTTTAACTACTAATACCACAGGAAGCAAGTGTGTAGCGGTTGGTGCAGGTTCTTTAAGCGACCAAAACCCTTCTAGTGCCACTGATATGTTTAATACAGCAGTTGGATTTAACGCAGGTGCATCAGTAACCACAGGTACAGATGCCACTATTATTGGTGCCTTAGCAGGTGATGCTATAACAACTGCTGCTGGTTGTACACTCGTAGGTAAAGAAGCTGGAACTGCAATTACTACAGGTGGAGATAACACAGGTATTGGTAAAGGAGCTTTAAAAGCTCACACTACAGGCACAGGAAACGTAGCAGTTGGTAAAGATGCCCTAGAAGCAAATACCACAGCAAGTGACAATGTAGCAGTTGGCAAATTTGCTTTAACAGCAAACACTACAGGTGCTTCTAACACAGCAGTTGGAGCATTAGCCTTAACTACAAACACTACAGCTACAGGTCATACGGCTGTTGGTTTTCAAGCTTTAAAGGCAAATACATCAGGTGACCAGAATACAGCAGTTGGTAGTGGTGCAGCAGAAACTAATACCACAGGTAGAAATAATACGGCTGTAGGATTTGAGGCATTTCATGTCAATACAGCAGGTGA